AATAAACTAAAACAAAAGTTTAAAGATGCAGATAATATCATTGACTTTAGTGTGGACATACTCATTGTTATATTTGATGTCATGACTACACCATTACTCATACCTATTCGTATAGGTAAATATTATATCAAAGGATTTTTTAAATCAATGTGTAAAAGATTTTTAAAGAAAACTTATCATAAGTTATATGACAAAGAATAATGCAAGAATTTATTTTAATATTATTACTTATATTTCAAACTTCTCAAGGAGAGATTAGAAAATATGAAGTAATTACAAATCCAAATAGAATTGAAGAATGTATTAATCCTGCAAGAGATGTATCATTATACTCAGCAAGTAATGAATACTTTAATATTGAAGCACAATGTATTATTGTAAGTAAAAAATAAGTAAAAGAATGAGAGTAAAAACTTACTGTAGAATAATTATATTTTTATTTATAGTGGAGATATTTATGCACATGGCTGAAATAGCCTTTGATGTAGAAGCCCATTATAATTGGACAAGTATATTATATAAGTAGCCAACTGTGAAAATTGGACAAAAAAATACCCCTAGTTATTAAGTTAGCTAGGGGTTTTTTATTTATTTATCAGATTTATTTTCAATCTTTAGTTCAGACATTTCGTCTTTCACTTCTTTTATTTCTTTTTCATAATGCTCTTTTTGTTCTACAAGATAATCTAATCTAGCTTGTAGTTTCTTTTGTTGAGCTTCCTGATACATTTTATCAGATACGACCATTACTCTTGGTCTCATTAAATCAAAATGATTATAGAACATGTTGTCCAATAACATCATAGTATTTCTCCTTTTAGTTTATTATCCCTATCATTAGGCAATAATGTTGTAGTTAAACTAGATGAAAGCCATACCTTAGAAAGCATATGGCTTACACCAAAAAATAAATGCTATTACTTTTCAGCACAAGCATATGAGTTGATTTCTAAACCTACAGAAATTTCTGCGATAATAGGTTTTGTCCATGCAGTCATATTATTTCTCCTTCCATGTTTTAATTCCTTTCTCAGCACCTCTACTTATGATGTAGCCACCAATACCAATCTGTAATAAATCAAACAGTTTCATAATAACTGCGTCTGATAAATTCTCAGGATGTATTCCAAACCAATACATAAATAAAAGTATCAAGAAAGATAACATTGTTAATGGTCTCCAATTACGTTGTAACCAACCTTCACCTTTAGCTTCAGCAACGACCACAGATGCAGCAGCTTTTTCTATATCTGCTGAATGTGTAACAAGTGCCTTGTTTAATTCTGATTGAGCCTTTGCTTGACCAGCTTTATCAGGAATTATTCTATCAATTACTTTACCTAATATAGGTGCAATCATTGGTAATAACATAATATTTCTCCCATTTATATGTATTATAACTCAAATCTATTTAGAAAAAAAGAGTAATTTTATTATTTTTGTTCATCTTACATTTACCTTCGAGACATACTAAGTCATTGTTTTCAATAAGTTTTTCATAATACTTATGTAAAGGTTTAGTATAAAAATAAAAGTAACCTTCATACATAGGTATATAATATTTTTTAGTGCCAGGTTTATTATAATAGAACAAAGCTGAACTTGATTCACCAGTATATATAGGTAAAACAAAATAAGCATCTGCATTATGAGATGAGGTATAGTAAGTCCCATCATTTTGTATGATATCAAATGCAGGTGATGAGTATGTATCTTCAAATGTTAAATCATCAATGTACATATTATTTAATACTTGTTTTACTTTAAATAATAATGATGGAAACTTTTCAAATATAATAGGATTATTTGTAAGACATTTATCTTTATAACTATCTTCATTATCTTTATCTTCTTTTCCTGAACCTAGTGATAATCTGTTAGAATAAAGTGACCAAGAATCTTTTAAATTTATAACTGATTTATAGATTGCTTGACAATCTTTATACTCTATAAAATCTTTAATTGTTATTGAAGAGAGTATTTTCATATTTAGGATGTTCCTTTCTACCACCAGTTTTCCACAACTCAGAAACAAGAGTACCCTCACCATATAGTTCCATATGCATATCAACATCTTGTCTTTGAAATAATTTTTCACAGTCTTGTGCCATAGCTAGTAGCTCACCTGTAGTCCAGAACTTCTTATCATTCGTAGTAACGTGTAAGTATTTACCTTTACCTGTTGAACTATCAACTGCATCTTTATCTTTAGGCTCATCCATTGAACAATCAAAACCATATAGTTTAAAGTTTCTAAATCCTAATGTATGACCAACACTAATGGCTCTCATTGCTGCACAAGTACCACCAGTTAATAGAACTGTATCATCAGGTATACCTAAGTCTTTTGGTATAGTAACTTTATTATCTTTATTCTTTTCAACAATAGCATCTGAGTAAGCATTCCAACCTATTATCTTTGCACTCTTATCTTTTAAATAATCTACAACTGAGGTATCAGTCATAGATGATACAAAGAATATAGTCTCTTTAGGTATCTCTTTAAATAATTCTTTACGAACAATTCCATGTGTACTTGTACCTTCAATAGGTCTGGGGTCAAGTATGTTACATGCCCAAGGAACTATACCTTCTTTCAAAAGCATAGGTAGTGAATGTTTAACACACATGATTTTATCTTTAGTTGATTTAAGATAATCTTTATAATTTAAAAAAGAACTACCACCTGATACTATGTTAAGTATCTCTCCATGTGGTCTAGCTTTAGTTAACCATTTATTAATTGACTGTACATTATTTTTTATATTGTTTCTAATATAATCAGTAGGCATACAGTCTTTTGGTTTAACAATTATTGGAACGTGATTGAAACTTTCAGGGAGTTTATCAAGACTAGATTTATGAAGAACAATAGCAAGGTGAGTAACACCACCACCTGCCACTGGGTCACTAGATGGAAGAACTTTTTTACGTAGCTTTTTATCAAGGGCATCAAATACTTTATTCGTTCCTTTATGTTCATCAACAACTTCCTTTCCTTTGTCATCTTTAGTAAAGTAATCGTCAAACACAACAACAGGTAAATCTTTTGTCATATTGTAATCATGCTGAACAGTATCAAAGCTATGTCCACCATCAAGATAAGCTATGTCAAAATCTTTTTGTTGTGTTAGTGTTACTTTAGTATCACCTTTAACTAATTTAAATTCAAAGTCTTTGTTCATTTTATCTTTAACAAAAGTTTTAAATTCTTTTAGTCTATTACTAACTGCTTCATAAAGATTGTGTGGTTTAGTATTCATTTCAGTTGCATCAGTAAATTCATCTGCATCTTCAAATAAATCATAACCTTCATAATAAACTTTGTCTACGTTGTCAAAAGCTGCCAGTGCCATTTCAATAGCACGACCACCATTCCATGTACCTGTTTCCAGTATTCTTGAAAACTTGTAATGTCTGATGACATCTGCCAACTGTTTGTACCTCTTTGGACCAACGACATCAGGTGTGGTTTTGTTAGATAACAAATCCTTCCTATTGCCCTTGAAGTGTTCAAAGTAATCTGCCAAAGGAGAATTATTAAACGCATCTAAACCTCTCACTTCTGGTGTTAAACTGTGTTTTTTTAAACCATGTGCACCATAGATATTAAATAATCTTTCAAAGATAAATCCATCATGCCATTCTCTATATGAAAGAACTTCATGACTATTATAAAGACCTCTCATATCTCCTAGTAAATCAAGGGGTGGGATAGTATTAAGATTAAAAGCCATGAAAGATGTTTCACTATAGTCCACATCTTTCCTACCTAAGTGGACGAGTTCAGAACCTAGGGGAATGATTCCAAACAAGTCTTGTTTATTAACAGGCTTTCTAAGGATAATGTCAGCATCTAACCAAACTACCCACCCTACTTGTACACTCTTTTCTACCAACTTGAAGGAGAAGTCAGTCAGAGCATACACTTTGTGACACCATTTAATGGCATCTAATCTCCAGTTATAAGGCATCTTACCACCTTCAGTACCATCATGAAGTTTCATTTCTTCACGATAGGTAATCATTTCGTCTACCTCATTAAGATTTCTAAATGTTATCTTGTTTGTTTTAGGAAACTCTTTTATCTGCTCATCAGTAAAGTCATGATAGTAAGCAGTTAAATGTAAATCATCAGCCATATATTTGACAACTGAGTCAATCATTTTCTTTGCGTAAGTTTCCCACCCTTTAGGATTAAAGGACGTAACGATATTTATTGTGTCTTTCATATTAAAATTTTACCCATTGTGTTGGTCTAGTTTCATCTACTGTATTTCTATATAATAGTTTCTCATCTTCCCAGTCTTGAGCAAACCTAATATCTTTATATGAACCACCAAACCAAGGTCCACCTAAAGAAAAATGTATAGCACTAGGTTTCTCTCCTATATTAGATATATCAGGAATGTGATTCCAAGTGCAAGGTATACCTGCAATCTCACTGTCTGAAGTCCATTTGAATTGATGTAGATGTAAACCTCTCATAGTATTTACATCTTCACATGTAAGATTACGTACATCTTTATGTGACATATTTAATAACATAAGTGAAGACCAAAGCTTTTTATCATAACCTAGTTGCTTTTGATTATCCATCTTAGTATCTTCAGTAGGTTGCCAGTCAAACTTAACACAAGCAACTGCTTTATCAGCACAATTAATTTCAACCCACTTGAATAATTTATCTATATCATCCAAGAATAAAAAGTCACAGTCACAAAACATAATCCAACCTTTAACACCATTACGTTTAGCAATCTCAGGTGCAAGGAAACGTGTATGACTAAACTCTGTAGAAAAAGGTTTATCATCTATCACATCATATTTCTGACCATGCTCATCCTCTTTCCATTCTCTATCAAAGTAACCACCTTTTCTTAAAGTAGTATGGTTTAAATCAATTACTGTAAGAGGTCGTGAACTTCTTCGTATTAAAGAATGTTCACAAACTCTATAAGCAATATCTTCACGACTATCATACCCTATAAAAACAAAACTAGTTTCATTATAGGGTAATGGATGTATAGTCTCTGACTCGTAATTTGTTCTAGCATTTAATAACATTATCTTATTATACTCCTTTTAAATATAAAGTCAAGAAAATATTAAACTATTTCACAAGCACCTGCAGTACATGCAAGTTCTTTTGATGATGTAGTTGTATCTTCTTTCTCATAGTTAGTTAAGTCCATCCAATTAATATTTTTAGGAGTCTTAGCTAACCATTCTTCATATGTATTCTTATCAACTTCTTGATAAGGTGCTTGTTTATATGAGTGCTCAGAGTGAGGTAAGAATGAAACACCACTCATCACATCAAAGTTTTCATAAACCCATGCACCTACTTGTAACCATTCATCTTCTTTCACATAAACTGTGATTGAAGGTTTGTGTTCACACCAATGCAATTGATACATCTTCCATATCTCTAGTTGTTCAATAGCAGATTTAGCATCTCTCATAATTGAACTCGTTGGAGACTTCATAGGAAAGTAAATAACTTTTGTATCATTAGGTTTCATTACGTCATCTTCACCATAGAAACCTTTGTCTAACATCATGTCACACAATGGGTCTTTCTTATCTGCTCTTACAGTTCTAAGATAGTAAGGTGAATAACGTGGGTGAATACCTGAAGCTGAATCAACTAATTGTGATACAGTTCCTGAAGGTTTCACACAAGTAATAGCAGTAGCTTGGTTAACTCCTAGCATCTCTGCCCACTTCTTATTTGTTTTAATTGAATGTTCTTTTAAGTTAATTAACATTTCTTTTAAAACAGTTTGATTAAATATATTACCTGATAAAACTTCGTGGTCCATAATACCAGTTAATGAAACACCTAGTAATCTTTCCTCTTCAGTGTTATCTTTCCATTGTTTAGTTAAGTATCTAAAGTCTGATAGAGTTGACTGAAGTGTACCAAAGATTGTAGCTATCTCTACCTTTTCTTTTAAAGTTTCTTCAGTATCATCAGGTCTTACAACTACTTCAGATAGATTACAAAATTGTTTATTTCGTAAAACTATTTCTGAACATGGATTAGTTCCAAAGTCAAAGTCACCTTCTCTTCTACCTGAACGTGTTGCCATCTTTTGTGATGCAACTCTGTTAAAGATACCACGTTCACCTGACTTAGAATCATAAAGAGATACCCACTCTTTCATGAATGTACCTATGTCAGGTTTCTCAGTGTAAGCTACAGAGTTATTAGCATAACTTCTTTGTGGATTATTGTCCCACCATTGACCAGTCTTTGCATCTCTCATTCTGATGTCTGAAAGATTAGAAAGACTAATTAAAGCTGAACGTCTTACACCACCACAAACAACTACGTCTGCAATCTTACATACAATATCATGACACTCAATGCTTGTGAGTTTTCTACCACTAGCTTTTTGAAATGTTTCAATACTAAATTTAAATAAATCTCTTAATGGGTCAGGACCACTAGCACGTCCACCAAATGTTTTTAGTTTAGCACCTGCAGGTCTGACAAGAGACATATCAAACTGTGGTATTTGTCCTGCGTAAAGCATAGCAACAAGTTCACGATAAGACTTTGCCCAACCTATCTTACTATCTCTAACTTTAATAACTGTTTCAGTCTCGTGAAACTTCTCTGCAATCTCAGGAAGTTTATCAACGTATTGTCTTTCAACACTAAACCCTACACCAGTACCACACATAAGTATGTACATAATCTCGTCAAAGGTTCTTACATTATCAATAGCTACATATGAACAGTTAAATCCTGCTACATTATCTTTATCAAGAGCAGCTCCTGCAGTCATCAATGCTCTCATTGAAGGCATAACTTTTAATGTAGTGATAGCATCTACCCATCTGTCTCTTTCTTTCTTATCTAATTTTTTGTTAGTTAACTTCTCATATCTTCCTTCCATGTAACTAATATATCGTTCAACAGTTTCACTCCATGTTTCTCTTCTGTTTTTTTCTTCAATCCATCTCGCATAACGAGAGATAGCAATATAGTTTTGGTATTCAGTTGGTAACATAGTTTATTTCCCCTTTCTTTGTTTATTATGTTTTACTCTAGCATAACTATCTTTATCTGTCAATATAGCATTTATATGTGTGCGAATAAAGTTAGTTCTTTTTGAAGTTAATATGTCCATAGCTACCCTTCTCATGTATCTAGGATTGATATTGGCACAATGACATATATATTCAAAATCTTTTTTAGTTTCTCCAAAGTTAGATGTAAACCAAAGTATGGCTTCACGTTTATACTTTGAACTTTCCAAATCTCTTGTATCTTTTTGTGTAGCATCAAGTAATGCTTGTAAAATAACTGCAAGGAATAGACTCCTCTCAGCACTTGTTGAGCTGATAAAATTAGTTTCTGTCTGTTGTAAAAAATCTTCATACTCTTTTTGCATTATACCATTGTTTAGGAATACCTTCACTTATCTTACAGTATTCAAAGTTATGTTTATCACACCATCCTGCATAAGTCATAGTGCCACCTTTATTTAGTTTTTTATTTGGATTATCAAAAGCAAATCTAATTATAATATTAGGATTGGACTTTCTAAAAAACAAATGTTTTTTTCTCATCTCAATAGTTAATCTACCTTTAACTTCTATATAAGAACCATTGGGTAATAAAAAGTCAGGGCAATAAGTTTTATTTTCAAACCATTCATAACTATATTTATTAGGTTCATATTTAACTTTTACTTTTTTATCTTTAAAAAATTTATAAACCTTTTCTTCTGAACCACTTCTAAACTTCATTTAATATTCCTCATATGAAAATAGTTTCGTATATGTAGACAAGTAAATACTACACACATAAGTAACATGTAATAACTATCAGATAATACTGACCATGTAATCCATATTATATTTGAAACCATACCATACAAGGGTGCATAGTTATCTTTATTACCATACACCCACACAGTAATCACTGCAGAAATTGCAGCCAGTAATTCAAATACACTAACCAATGTCATCTACTTCAACCTCTTGTACATCAGGTGTTTTAGCTACCACAGTCAAGTATCTTGGTCCATTCGCATAGACAAATTTTCTAAGTCCTTTCCCACTATTAGCATCCTTCCAACAATCAACTTTATAAGCACAGTAGGAACAGCCAACGTCAAGTTTACGATTACCACTAACACCATCTGCAATATCGTCATAACACTTGCTAGGAATTGTATCACTTGCGACAACATTTTTAAGATGTAAGACCCTATCTTTCGCATTTATCATCTCCATTTGATGGACAGGCATAAGACATATCCTGCCACTTTGTTTATCTATAGCAAGAAACGCACCACCTTCTTTACCCTGTGCTTCAGCATAAGCTGATAACTGAGGTATATATCCAAAAGGGTCATCTTTTAATAATGAACGATTAGAAAATTTTTTAAATGAGTATGCACTAGCAGATTTACAATCTGTAACAACACCATCAATCTCACAATCCTGATGCCCTAATACTCCTTCAATCTCTAATTCTTTTTGTTCATTTTTAACTTCATGCCCTGCAGTTTTAGCAAGAAGTAAAAGTAATTCTTCAAGCATATAACCATAAGCAAATTTTATTTTTGCCCATGCAGGTAGCTTTTCTTTTTTTATATCTCTTGATTGATACCACACCTGTCTATCAGGTTTACCAATCTGAGACATTCTTAAATTATTATTCTCAGAATGTTTGTCAAATAACGACATGATATTTATTTTAATATTCTCTGCAAATGATTCAACATCTTTCATTGATGGTTGCTTACCTTCAGAGATAGCATCATACATGTCTTTAACTAGAGTATCAATTTTTTTCATTAGACAAAAAAAGGGACGTAGTTATTAGCCACGTCCCCCTCTATTTATTTATTGTTAAGCTACGTTTGTAGCAAAGTCATTTGATTCATCACCTTCTTTAGGAATTTCCTGGAAAGCTTCGTCAACTTCTTTGTCAACATAAGGTACTAAGTCAACAACTTGAATGGCTTGTAGTTCAGCACTCTTACCTGAGTTACCTCCCCACTTCCAATCGTACATTCTATAAAGAACATTTACGTTAGAACCATTACCAATAAGAACCCCTTCCAAAGGACGTTTCATATTGTCCTTGATTTCAGGTGCTCTATTTTGAGTACCATCTTTGCGAGTAGCTTTTCTCTTAATAGTAACAAAGTCTCCTCTTTCGTCTCCTTTGTTTTTAACAGACAGTCCATCAGCTTCAGCTTTCTTTTTGTTTTCAGCATCAACTGATACATCTATACTGTACACTCCACCTTCATCAAACTTAGTGCTAGGTGCTACAACTTGTGCCCAGTAAGATTTTCCACTTATTACAGTCATTTTCGTACTCCTTTCATAATTGTCATTTGAATATGACTTATTTTAAATACTAATTATATTCCATTACAGTAACATTGTCAAGAACTTTTTACATTTATTTCTCCTTTCATATTTTTTTACACAATACTATTTTGGGTTTAAGATTTTTTGTGTCCCAAACTCTTTTACCTGACCAAGAATCTGTTCCTTTTCCACCTTCTCTCTTACAAGTAAATCCTTTTGTAGTGCCAACATGAACCCATTTATCTTTCAAATAAAGTTCTCCTTTTCTAGGTAGTTCAACTAAAGTTTCAAAACCAATAACTTTGTTTCCATATTTAAGTTCCCAGTCAACAGTTATTGTTTTAATAAATTTTTGTAAAACTTTTGTAGTAAAATTTCTTTCAGGATATTTACCATCAATTTTATTTATATTATAAAATATATTATTAACTATATTTTGTAATAAATTATTTTTATTTTCTTTATCAATATTAAAATAATTGTCTCTTCCAGTTAGATGTTTTACTGATGAACCTCCAATTATATGTCCATAATAATTATTGTCATATAAAATTGCATAACAAATATTTCTACCTACAAACCCCTTAGGTTTTGAATAATGTATTTTCATTAAAGAAAGAAGTCTTTCATCTGTTCTTTTTGTTGTAATTAATTCTATCATTAATGTGTCTCTGCCCAGCTCAAACCAGTCTTGAACTCTGCATCCAGTGGGCATTTCAGGGTTAACTCTTCAGTAGTATTTTTAATGGCAGTCTTTACAATTCTACCCATTTCTTCTATATCTTTTTTATGTACTTCAAATTGGTACTCATCATGTATTGAAGCTACAAGTTTAGAATCAATACCTGATTTATTAATTAAGTTTATCATTTGTCTCAACCAAACTTTACAAGCTATTGCTCCTGCACCTTGAACAATAGTATTAACTGCTTTGTGTGGTGAACGTACATTAAATAGTCTACCATCTAAACCCCTCACCTTACCCATAGTCGCAGCTTCTTCCACTTGGTTTCTAAAGCTTTTTAATTTAGGAAGTTCAGTTAAAAATTTATCAATAAGTTTTTTACCAACTGCCATATCTTTTGAACCAACTATTTGACCAATCTTTTTTGCACCTGCTCCAAATAAAAAGGCATAGATAAAAGTTTTAGCTTGGTCTCTATTTGTAAGTCCTGCCATGTTCATATTTCTTGTATGAATATCTCCATTTAATATTTCATTTGTGTACTCAGGTGTATCAATATAATGTGCTAACATTCTTAACTCTAGTCCTGAAGCATCAGTACCAAAGATAACATGAGTATCAGGTTTATCTGTAGTCCATACCTCTCTACACTCTTTACCATAAGGTGAATAAACTGCAGGAACTTGAGCCATGTTTGGAGAGTGGTGACTCATTCTACCTGACACACAACGTAAAGTTAAAACTCTACCATGCACTCTACTTGTTTTATCATTCACAACATCTAACCAAGATGTTATTTGAGAAGTTCTTTTCTTTAATAATAAATATTCAGATATAAGTTTAGCTTCAGCTATATCTTTTATCTTAGATAGAACACCTTCATCTACAATGGGTGAACCTTTATCAGTAAACTTATTTGGTTTCCAACCTAGCTTCATAAGTCTTTCAGCTATTTGTTTACGAGATGCAAGATTAAATTCT